TGTCATTAGCAAAATTAGATAAAGCCATAGGAGATGTAAGAGGCGCAACCAAAAGATTGGCGGATTCTACAAAGTCAAAAGCTTTAGTAACGAGCAGAACAGCTAAATTGTTTAAAGCAGCTAGATTTGCAAGAGCTGTTACACCAATAGGAGCAGCTTCTATTGTAATAGGTGCAGCCACTAAGAAGAGAGATCCCAAAGCAGTCAAAAGAGAAAGAGATTTTTACAAAGGTAAGAAATACAAAGATGTAGGTTTTGAATCTATGATGGATTACGCAAAACCAAAAAAGAAAGGTGGAGCAATATCTTATAATAAAGGAGGATTCAATTATGCCATTAACAGAAAAAGGTAAAGAGATAATGAAATCTATGAAAGAACAATACGGTAAGAAAAAAGGTGAAAGTATTTTTTATGCGTCCAAAAATAAAGGCACTATAAAAGGTGTAGAGAAAGCATCGGAGGGTAAGATGATGACTTTTAGACAATTTGTGAAAAAAATGGCAGGAGAACAAATTTCAGATAAAGAAGCACAAAGATTAAAAACTTCATATATTAAAAAAATAGCAGGTTCACAAGTTTCTGAAAAAGAAGCACAAAGATTATTAAAGCAGGTACCTAAAATGAAAAAAGGTAAAATGGCTAGAATAAAAGCAGTAAAAGCTGGTTTAGAGAAAGCCTCAAAAACACATGCTGCACAAGCTAAAACTTTAGGCACTGTTTTAAAAGCAGCCGGTGGTAAAATGATGAAAAGACCCATGATGGCTAAAGTTGGAGTAATGGTAGGAAGAGATACTGAAAAGAAACTTAAAGAAGCTAGAAAAAGAAGAAAAGCAGATGTTATTAAAGGCATGGGCGGTTACATGGGTGGCGGATTAAAAGAAGCTACAAAAAAATTAAAAGCACAAGGCTATAAAGGAGGAAGCATGGCTAACATTAAAGCAAGATACGGTACTATGGCACAAGGTGATATCAAAAAAGGATTAGAAAGTTCTAAGACGCAAAGACAAAAAAAACAAGACATGTTAGCAAAAGTTACAATGAAATTATCAGGAGCACAAGTAAGTGAAGCTGAAGCTAAAAGAATAAAAAGTTTAGCAGCTAATATTGATAGAGGTGGCAATAAAGCTGATGTCGAAGCTAAAAAACAGGCATTAAAATCAATTATGAAAAATATGCCTAAAATGAAAGAGGGTAAAATGGCATTAAAACCAATACCAGAGGGTGCAAAAGGTGAGGGCTTGAGAAAATTAAAAGCTGAAAGACCTGATGTTACTCGTAAAATGGGTTTTGCAAAAAAAGGTAAAATTATGAAGGCTGCTATGGGTAAATCTGTAAGAGGATATGGAGCTGCTAGAACTTCAGGATCAGGTTTGCAAGATGAACAATTAATACCAGGAAAGTCTTTAGATTATTACAAAGACTTAATGTAATGAATTATGGCTACGTCAGGAACTTCAGCATTCGATTTAAATATCGATGATATCATCGAGGAAGCATACGAGAGATGCGGGATAAGAACTAATAGTGGCCGAGATTTAAGATCAGCAAGAAGAAGTTTAAATTTATTATTCTCTGAGTGGGGTAACAGAGGTGTTCACATTTGGAAAGTATCTTTGAATGAAGTTCCGTTAGTGGCAGGGACTGCACAATATGCGGTAAACCAAAGTGTAAGTGATGTGTTAGAAGCTTATATTTCAACGACAGCTGCTGCACAGAATACTGCATCTACTAATGATATTTCATTAACTAAAATAGACAGATCAGCTTATGCAGCTCTTCCCAATAAATTACAAACGGGACAACCGTCTCAATATTTTGTTGATAGACAAACAACACCACAAATTTTTTTATATTTAGCGCCTGATGCTACCACATACACTACTTTAAAGTTTTATACCGTTGATAGAATTCAAGACGCTGGTATATATACAAATCAAGCTGATGTTGTGTACAGATTTTTACCGTGCATGTGTTCAGGATTAGCTTATTTTTTATCTATGAAAAAAGCACCAGATAAAATACAAACATTAAGATTAATTTATGAGGATGAATTACAAAGGGCTTTGACTGAAGATGGTCAAAGAACATCAGTTTATATAACACCACAAAATTACTTTGGAGATGGAGCATAATGCCATACGCAAGAGGAAAAAGATCAAAAGCAATATCTGATAGATCAGGCCAAGCTTTTCCCTATAGAGAAATGGTAAAAGAGTGGAATGGCTCATTAGTTCATATATCAGAATTTGAATCAAAACATCCACAACTTGATCCACCATATCATAAGGCAGATCCTGTAGCTTTATTAAATACTAGATCACAAGATTTTCAACTTCCTGAAACTGTAAATGGTGCAGTTGCATCTTCAGGAGGTCAAGGTATGATTACGGCAAATTTAACTTTGCCTGGTGATTTTGCTTTTCAAGTTTTTAATCAATCAGTAACAGGTGATGGTATTACCACACAGATTTCATCAATGACACCTAGAGATCCATCTTTACAGAATAGAGCTAGAGAGGCTTTAACTTTATTAGGTGATGTAACAGTGAGTATTTCATAATGGCTATAACTTATACTAATTTTTTAACACAAGTTAGAAACTATACGGAAGTAGATAGTAATGTTTTATCAGATACACTGTTAGATCAATTTATTAGAAACACAGAGTTAGATATAGCAGGTAAAGTTGATTACGACGATTTAAGAAAATATGCTACTTCAACTTTTACCGTAGGAAATCGTTATGTTTCTTTACCATCTGATGCTTTGATTTTAAGATCTGTGCAGGTCATAGATGGAACCACTAGAATTTTTTTAGAAAAAAGAGATACTAGTTTTATTTCAGAGTTTAATCCTACTGATGCGCAAGGAACACCAAAATATTATGCTAATTGGGAAGACAATGTTCAAACTGGAGCAGTTATACTAGTCGCTCCTACACCCGCTGCAGCTAATACGGTTCAAATTAATTATATCAAAGATCCACCTCATTTTGATAGCTCTACAAATACTTTTTTATCTACTCACCAAGAGGCTTTGTTGCTTTACGGAGTTTTAGTTGAGTGTTTTTCTTTTCTGAAGGGACCCACTGATCTTTACAACCTCTACAGACAAAGGTATGATGAGAGTATGCAATCTTTTGCTGTTCAACAAATGGGCAGAAGAAGAAGAGGCGAATACGAAGATGGGGTACCAAGACTTAAAGTTGAATCTCCATCACCATAAATTTTATAAGGAGATATAATGGCTATAACAACTAACGCAATCTGTAATTCTTTTAAGAAACAATTATTAGAAGCTACACACAATTTTAGTAACCCAGGCGGTAATACATTTAAACTTGCAATGTATACTAACTCGGCGACACTAGGAAAATCGACAACATCTTTTACAACTGGTAACGAAGTATCTTCACCATCAGGTGGATACTCATCAGGTGGTAAAGCACTTGTAAACGTAGGAACGTCTTTGGCTACAAACACAGCTATAACAGACTTTGCTGATTTATCATTTGTAGGTGTAACACTTACAGCAAGAGGCGCTTTAATTTACAATGACACTGCATCTAATGATCCAGCTGTTGCTGTTTTAGATTTTGGCGGTGATAAAACTGCAACTGCAGGAACTTTTACAATTCAGTTTCCAGCATTTACAACAAGTGCAGCTATATTGAGAATCGCATAAATTAAAAGGAGGTGCCTGCTATGGCGAACATTACAAATTTGTTTTTCATAGCGGATTCTCCGTTTGGAGTTCTTCATGGCTAACACATGGGGATCTTTAAAATGGGGCCAAGGAGTTTGGGGAGATGCATCAAGCTCAGCAGCGGCTGTTACAGGTATTTCTTTAAATGCAACTATAGGTGACTTAGCCTTTGCAGGACCAGGTGAAGGTTGGGGACGATCAACTTGGAACCAAGGTGCCTGGGGAGTCACAGGTGATGTTTTTGTAAATAGTTTTTCACTTTCTGCAAGTCTAGGATCAATTAGTGTAGACGCAAAAGTAGAGCAAGGATGGGGACGAGGAGCTTGGGGTAATAGAGCTTGGGGTGATACTTTTTCTGCACAGGCTCAAGGTCAAGCTTTAGCTTCATCTATAGGTAATGTAACACCACAAGCTAACGCTGATGTTACTGTATCAGGTTTAGACTTATTAACAATCACACAAGGACTAAACTCAATACAAATAGACTCTAGTATTTTTGTTTTCGTAGGTGAAGATGCAATGACTCTTTCTCAAGGGTCTCAAAGTTTAGTACAATCTACTGTAGAGTCGCCAGCAACGGCAGGTTTATTACAAGGATCAGTTGGTAATACAATTGCAGGATTAAAATTAGAAGTTCCGGTTACAGGTATTCAAGCATCTTTAAGTTTAGGTACATTTAGTTTACAACAAAGCACAGTTGAGTCCGCTACGGGTCAAGCCATGGCTTTAGGATTAGGCACTCCTACGGAGATACCTGGTCAAGTTATAGGTTTGACTGGTTTTGGCTTAACTAGTTCTTTAGGATCAACAACTCAGACCGGTACTGGTAATATTTCTTTAACAGGCATAGACTTGACTGCAAGTATTGGTTCAGTTAATATTACTCCATGGCAAGAGATTGACCCAGGAGTTAACAACGTTTGGAGTGAGGTTGATCGAGCAGCTTAATTTTGATAAAATTGGAGATATATGACATCAGCATTTTCTACAGATTTAAAACTAGAATTAATGGTAACTGGCGAAAACGCCGGTACATGGGGTGATAAAACAAATACAAATTTAAATTTAGTTCAACAAGCAATCGCAGGTTTTGAGCAAGTTACACTAAATAGTGGTGGTACTTTAGCGCTAGCTATGAGTAACGCTGCATTATCAAATGCAAGAAACATGGTAATCAAATTTGCTTCAGCATCGATCGCTGCAAGCACGGTTTGTACTATACCTGACGGTATTGAAAAATTTTATATTTTTGATGCAACTGCATTAACTAATCCTGGAAACCTAACAATTAAAACTGCATCAGGTACAGGCTTTACATTAGATGCAGCAAAAATTTATGCTGCCTACGCCGATGGCACTAATTTAAAAGAAGTTTCTTTAGATACTTTAGGTGGAACTATTGCTGCTGCACAAATTGCAACAGATGCAGTAACTACAGCTAAAATTTTACAATCAAATGTTACACAAAATAAAATGGCACCAAACGCTGTTGGTACTGTACAAATTTTACAATCAAACGTAACATTAAACAAAATGGCACCAAACTCAGTAGGGCCAGCTCAACTTCAATCAACGGCTGTAACAGCTGGGTCTTACACCGCAGCTGACATTACAGTAGATGAAGATGGAAGAATTACAAATGCTTCTTCTGGTTCATCAGGCGCAGCTGGATTTGCTTTAAGAGGTGGATTAGAGGGGCCAGGTTCAGCTACACACACATTTAATCCTGCTACTAATACTATTATGTTATTCGGCGTTGGAGGAGGCGGCGGCGGAGGTAGACGTTTAACTGGAGACGGGCAAACCGCAGGACCGGGAGGAAGAGGAGCTTTTGGAAGTGTAATCGGTCCAAAACCATCTCCAGGAAGTGCACCAATAATTGCTGGTGCAGGTGGAGCTGGAAATATTCCAAGTCAACCACATGCTCCTGGACAATCTGGAGGAGACTCAGGTATTCCATCATATGCTGTTTTTGGTGGCGGAAGTGGAAGTGGAAACGGTAACACACCTTCATCACCAGGATCTAACGGCACAATAACTTTAACTGCTGCTACGGGTAGAGAAATCACTTTTGAAAGTGCTACAGACTCTTCTAACTTTTTTGATCCTGATGAATATGGAACTGGAGGAGCGGGTAACATAAACGGTGCTGGTCAAGCTGGTAAACCAGGATATTTATACATTTATGAAAGTAACGGTTAATTATGAGTAAGTGGGCTTTATTTAGTTTAGATAATAATTTTCTAAGAGTTGCATCTAGCGATGAAAAAAAAGATGCTATGATGACTAGAGTAATTGATGGTCACGCTAAAGAAATAACTGACGAACAGTTTGAAAATGTTAGAAGATTAAAAGGAGATGTAACTTCTGATGGGACTAATGTAAATTACTCTGCAAGAACTACAGATAATTGGCATGAATTTTCTGCTGAAGATACGGCAACTGGTTTAAGAAGTAATATAGTATATCTTGAAAAACATTTAAGAAAACAAAATACTGATACTGTAGCTGAAAGTTTAAAAGTTAAATTACAACAAATTTTAAATGATTTAGAGGCAAATGGTATGAGTGTTTTTAATGATGCTAGTTCCTATGCTAGTTTTGAAGATTGGTACTTGTCAAACTCTAACAGTCCAGATATTACTATTCACGAAATAATGTAGTTGCTTATATGCACATTTATTGTTAATACCTCTTATGGGTCTTGATGAATCAATAAAAATATACGACAATATCTTACCATTAAATACTTTAAGCACATTTATTCAATGGCTTAATACACAAAAATTTGAACATGCAACTACTCTAGGCGGTCTACAAAGAGAGATAAGAAAAGCAGAAAACTTACAAATGAGTTGCGCATCTAAATCACAAACTATGGTGCATTGGCATAATTTATTACAACATGTAATACAGAAAGGAATAACAGAGTATCGTAAAGAGCACCAACATTTAGACGTAGCACCATTATTAGATATTGTTGCATTAAAATATGAACAAACAGGTTTTTATAAATATCATACAGATGCTTCTTTCAGAGTTCCTAGAACGGTAAGTTGTATTTTTTTATTAAATAATGATTATGAGGGAGGACAATTAGTTTTTGGTAATCCTAAAGATAATTCTGAATTAAAAAAAATAGAAGTAAGACCAAATAGACTTATTGTGTGGCCAAGTAATTTCCTATATCCACATAGTGTTTTACCAGTAACAAAAGGGAAAAGATATTCGGTAGTAGCATGGGCGTTTTAAAAAAAGATTTTAAATATAAATTAATTAAAAATTTTTTCACTAAAGAAGAAACTAAAATTGGATGTTATTATTTTTTATTAAGGCATAAAAGAAATATAGCAGACTTTGACTTTAAACAAGTTAGCAATACATGTGACTCTTCTTTCTATGGAGATTTTTTTGGTGACACTATGTTAATTAAAAAAACACGTTTAGTTGAGGAGGTCACGGGTTTGAAATTATTTCCTACTTATACTTTTACTAGAGTATACTCTTTCAACGCAGATTTAAAAAAACATAAAGATAGACCATCTTGTGAAGTTTCTATATCAGCTATGTGGGGTAGCTGCGGAACTAAATGGCCGATTTATATGGAGGATAAACCTTTTGAAATGGAGCCTGGAGATGCTGTTGTTTATCTAGGTTGTGAAATCCCTCACTACAGAAAACCGTTTACAGGAGATTGGCACGCTCAATCTTTTTTGCATTATGTAGATCAGAATGGACCTCATAAAGATTTTAAATTTGACAAACGTAACGCTTTTGATAATCCTAGTATAAACGTATGATGTTTATTCACGATAAGGATGGTTTAAAAATTAAATTCTCATTTAAAGAAAGAATTAAATTTATCCTAAAAGGTTATATTAAATTTAACCGAAAATCTTCTTTCAGCTTTTATAATCATTTAATGTACCTTATCACGGAAGGTATTAGAAAATATGGTGACACAAAAGAGCATGGCACAAATAAGAACGGTGATAAAATAAATAGCGAATAAAGGCAAAACAGATAGTTTTTATGAGTTATTTAAACGTTTTAATATTAATGTTATAATTCTTCTATGCCACTAGCAAAATATAAGATAGCACCTGGATTTGACAAACAGTCTACACCCGCAGACGCTGAGGGAAGATGGGTTGACGGTGATAATGTTAGATTTAGATATGGAGAGCCTGAAAAAATAGGAGGTTGGGAAGCTCTTGTTAATCAAAAATTAGTTGGTTCTGCAAGGGGACAACACGTTTGGGCAGACACTAGCGGTAAAAGATATGCAGCTATCGGGACAGACAAAGTTTTGATAATTTATTTTGGTGGTGCTTTTTATGATATAACCCCATTAGACACAGACAATTTTTCAACTGGTGCTGATATAAGCACTACAAACGGATCGGCAACAGTCACAATCACTACTACCTCAGCTCATAATTTAGAGGTAGGGGATATAATAACTTTTGCAAACGCTGGCTCTTTTACTGGAGCTAACACTGTTTTTACCGCTACTGATTTTGATAATAAACTATTTGAAGTTCAGACAGTTCCGTCCATCACAACTTTTACAATAACAATGCCATCCAATGAAACTAAATCTGGAGTGACAAATGATGGAACTTTAGACGTTAATCCTTATGTAGCTGTAGGACCATTATCTCAAACATCAGGTTATGGTTGGGGAACTTTCTTTTTCGGTGGAAGGCCTATAGCATCCACAACTACCACGATAAACAACGGAGGTAACATGTTAATTGGTGCATCTTCGGTGGTCTTGACTAATACATCCATACTGCCTGCATCTGGCAAATTAAGAATAGGTTCTGAGGATATGAGTT